TCGCGGAGCCGGCCTTGTCAAAATGGATGATTGGTCAATGATGGGGATGCCTGAACAAATAGCTTCATTCAAAAACAACCCCTCGGATGTAACCAACCTAACATTTACAAGCAATGTGCGTGGCTCACAAACAGGTGGCAATGTAACTCAGACAGATATTCCAGACTCTCAAGGTGGCACCACTGCTGCTACGTTTACCTATGGTGCAGACGAGGGGGTTATCCTGATAAGCTCAATAGAAACAAACGGGATACAAGGTAAGGTTTTATGGATTGAATTTGAGGTTAAGAAATCAGCCGCCACGCCTTTAGAGGCTATTCAGCTTGAGATAATCATTCAAAATCACACCTCTTTTTATTCCTTGTCTCTGGATGACAACTGGCAAAATATAAGAATCCCATTCATATATTCAAGTGACGCGTCTACAAGTGGGGATGTTACCTTTAGGCTTACACCAACACTATTCCTAGATGTTGGTGTGGCCGATTCATTTGATATAGGACGGAAGGTTATCTACCACAGCTCAACACCAGTGCCATATTCAACTGTAGAGATTACATGAGGGGTTTAGATCATGGAAGCCATTGACCTTAATAAAATCCAACTAGAACAAGCAAGCATTGAGCGTAAACTGGATGAACACATTTTCGAGTCAAAGATGTATCGAGAACAAAACCAAGTGATGTTTGATCGTTTGTTAGAAGCTCAACAAAAGAACACTGACGCTATTACCGATCTGACTGAGGCCACCGCTGGGATTATTGAAGTGTATCAAGCCAGTCAAGGTGCTATTAAAGTTGGTAGCGCTTTCGGTCGGTTTGCTAAATGGTTATCAGGTATTGCTATCATCGGTGTAGCATTTAAGTGGACGTGGTCACACCTCGGTGGACCACCGTTTACTTAGAAGAAGTTCACCTCTAATTCATTCGTAGTGATGCCACTTCGGTATCGCTGCAATGCGTTCTTCAAACCTTCCTGATCATCCGTCTTACGCTCTAACGCATCAACCACGGCTAAGTCTACAGTGTCAGCACAGATAATCCTGATGATTGATACAGGGCGACTCTGACCTTGTCGATTAATACGACCGTTCATCTGTTCATACAATTCTAACGACCAGTTACACCCGAACCATACAAGTATACAACCGGTCTCCTGTAGGCCATCAACACCATGTCCCATTGAATTGTGTGAAATAAATAATTCACCGTTAGGGTTCTTGATTAAGAAACGATGACGAGGACCACAATCAACTAAATCGTAGACGTGTGCTTTCTCACATCCCTTCGATACTTGTTCTTCGGTTTCATGCTTTTCCCGTACGGTGAACTCATTGCATCTTGGACAGCTTGATCGCCTGTCATTCCTCGATTCAATCTCATAGTGAGAACTGTCCGACTTAAACCCGAACGTCTGCATAATTCGGCCAAGTGTATTACTTCGCCCTGGTACTCTATTCGACGATTGTTGCGTTTGTTTGACTGTTGATCGAACGCAGTCACCCATGTGCAATTGTCCTTCGAGTAACCCTTGTTCACATCGACACGTTCGACGGTTAAGTGATCTTGATACGATGGTGACATATCCCTGTAGAAGTTCTCGAACTGTTCCCAGTCCTTGCACAAGTCGATCCCACGACCTCCGTAATCCTTGTCTGACTGATCTTTCACACGATTCTTTAATCCCACCCATATTCGCCAGATTCGAGTATTGGTCATGTTGTGGTAATTGTCTTCCACGCAATGCTTGCAATGGGTTCGTTTTAGTCTGTTGTGCTTCGTGAAATTCTGTTTCACCATCTTGAACTCGGTGTGACATCGTAAGCATTTCACTAATGCGAGCGTCATCGCCTTTGTATTCGTATAATGCTTTTCTTCTAGCGTTTTCAATAGCTCCAACATCTTTTGCTTCAACCCATTCATCGTCGATAAGTAGTTTATGGTTGTGAGTCATAGTCACACCGAAAACGTCTGTCACTTCTTCATATCCAGAATATGAACACCCACTGTGTGATACAAATTCAACACCGTCGAATACACGTTCATGATCTTGAACATCTATGATTCTGACCCATCCACGCAATTCAGTCAATACTAGGGTGTCAGCGTGAAGACAAGCAGGATGTCCGATCATTAATTTAATGTCACCATTGTTCCACTTGTTAATGATCTTCTCTGTATCCGCTGATTTAGCGGCCGTCATGTTCACCGGTTTATATTTCTTAAACCGTTTCATGATTCGCTCAGCATCTGACTTGAACGAGTAGCTGCATAATACTGGTGATCCGCCAGCTTCCTCTAACACGTCTTCAAGTGCATCCAGCTTAACATCATGCAATGCTTCAAACTCAGGTGACTCACTGCTCAGGTATGGCGAACCATTAGCAAACTGAAGGCATTTATTAGATACCGCTGATCGACTGAATACTTCAATCTCAACGCCGCTATCTAATTCAGCGAACATATCCTTCTCAACTTCGTCATAAGCTTTACGTGCTTTTGGTGGCAGATCCACCAGTAAGTTCGTCACCTTGCAATCAGGAAGATCCAGATAATCTTTAGCATCCATCTTCTTAGTGATGTCGCTGATCTTCTCTTCAATAAACTGTTTACCCAAGTCAGTCGGTGTGTATTTCCACCCTGAGTAATCTGACATAAAGTAACTGTCTTTAAAGTGAGTTACGAATTCACCTAAACGTTGTCCACCGTCAACAGCAAGATACTGACCATGTAGATCAAGATAACCATTGCTCGCGGGTGTACCTGTTAAACCAGTTCGATATTTGAAATGAGGGATGATCTTACGCCAGCCTGTGATTTTAACCTTATGTTCATTACCCCATTTATCATGACGATCACGAGTACCACCCTTTATACGTTTAGTTGTGGAGTTCTTCAGCTTCGACACTTCATCATATACCACCATATCGAATGGTATCGGTTTACCTTGACTTAGGTAATAATGATCCAATTGTTCGGCCAACCAGTTCATCCCCTCATAGTTGCATAAGAAGATATCAGCATCTGCGAACAGAGCACGGGTGCGTTTGTCTTTAGGACCATGAAGAATACTGAAGCGTAGATGTTTAGTATGCTCCCATTTACGGGCTTCACGTGCCCACACAGCTTGAATAACTCGAAGCGGTCCAAAGATTAAAACCTTATTAACTGAACCACTACGCATGCGATCAACGATGGTTGTTAAAGTGATTGGGGTCTTCCCCAGTCCCATACCTAACCACAACATTGAGTCGTCATGCTGAAGTTGATGCATAACACATTCACGCTGGTAATCATGGAGTTGTTGTGGTTTTAATAATTCTTTTGTCATTAGAAGAATGAAACCTCTTGAGTGAGTCCTTCGAATATGTGAGCTATCACATCAACCGTCCAACCATTACCAAGCATCTTATAACGCTGAGTGTTGCTTACGTGATTGGTGTAATTATCAGGTACTGTCTGAAGGCGTTCGCACTCAACCGGTGTTAGTTTGCGGTATTCTGACTTACTGTTGAATGCGTTATCCCAGTTCTGCCTACTATCAGGTGGACTTCCTTCTCCTCCTACACGGATCGTTTTACTCTTGTTTCTAAATTTCAAATGATTATTGTGTTGCCAACTATTAGAGGTGAGTGAAGGAGTCTTCCCGTCTAATGCTCTGTCTCCACCAGGGTTATTACCTCGACTCGTCTGATGAATTATGACAGTACGCTGACCATGATTATCAACACCCTTGTGATAGTTGGCATCAATGCACTGCGACTTAACACCGTGGCTCTTGATAACACCGTGGCCTTCGGACTCAAGAATATCTACCAGCATTATTCCTTTATCCTCAGGTTGATCTATCTCACCGATGTCAGTCCAGTACCAACGCTGACGATTTTGAGCACTGACTAGGTTGGAGTTAATGAACACAGGATCGACCCTCATGGTGTCAGTGATCACATCTAAATATTCCTTTTTCATCTTCACATTCTCAAGCATGAACTTAACATCAGAATTAACCTCCGATCGTGACTGGGAAAC